CAAGGGTCGAGCGCGGCGGTGGGAACCGATCCCACAGCCCGTTTCCGGGTCGCGTCCTTGGCAAAGTAAGCCCGCCGTCCATGGCAGTTCGCCGCGCTCGGGTGGGTGCAGCGGTGGCGGCCATCTCCACCGGCCCGCGCCGTCCGGGTCTTGCGATGGACGGCTAATCTGCACCCGCCGGAAAGCGGCAGGTGCGGGGCTTCCACCCGCCGCGGCCCTTTGGCCTCTGCCGCCGTTTCCGCCGTGCAGCTACGGTCCATGATCCGCGTCATGGATCGCCTACTCGCAAACGCCGGCCCGTAGCCTCCGTGCCCGTTAGGACCGGCTCCGCGATCGGTTGCTTTCGCTCGGGATTGGTTGAGCGTCGGGATGCCAACCCCGACATGCCGGGTCATGAGCCCGACATGGGCTGCGACGTAAGGCCGTCGCTGGCTCGCCGCGCTCGGAGCGACACCCGATCCGCCATCGCCCTCACCAGTGGCACTGGATCGTCCGGCATACGGGCGCCGCTCGGAAAGCGGCGAAAAGGCCCGGCCAGCCGGGGCCGGCCGGGCAAGTCCACACAGGCAGTCGCGCGGATTGCCCGCCGCGCCGGGGTCGGTGTCGGGGCGCCACGTCATGCCGCCACCCCGCGCAGGCGCAGCGCGCCGGCAAAGCGCTCGATCTCGCCGGCCTCGGCCAGCTCATCGACCAGGCCGGCCACCACCGGCTCCGGCGCGCCGAGGATGTCGGCCAGCGCCGCGATATCCTCGGCCGGCTGCGGGCCGAAATCGCGCAGGATCGTCAGCAGGCCGGCGCGCGGATCGGGAAGGCAGGTCATGGCGCACCCCCGATCACGAGCGTGACCCAGAGGTCGGTCAGCTGGGCGGCGATGAAGGCCAGCCCGCCCCACCACAAGAGCGTGTCGATCCGCCGGCGCGCCGTGTCGCGGCGCATCTCGCGCAGCGCGCGGGCGAGGCCCAGCGTCTCGCCGATCCGGGCCAGGGCGGCGGAGGTCGCGGCGGACAGGATCCGCGCCTCCTTCTCCGGCGACAGGCCGCCGCGCTCCAGAAGGCCGGCCACGCGCCGCGCCTCCTCGGCGGTCATGGTCCACTTGACCAGCTCGCCGCAAGAGGCATGCACCCGCAGGCGCTCGGGGACAGACAGATCGCTCATCCCCCCTTCTCCTGCAGGTGCTGGCGCGCCGCTTCCAGCGCCGCGATGGCCTCGTCGATCTCGACCACGGCGGCGGCCTCGCGCCCCCGCCCGGCGGACTGACCGGCGGCGAGGATGGCGTTGACCGCCTCTCCCGCTTCTTTGGCGATCAGCCCGCCCTGCTCGACCAGGTCGACCCCTGCCATACGCTGCTCCGCGCCGCCGAGGCGGCGGGCCAGCATCCGGCTGACCGGGTGGTCGCCCATCGCATCCTCCAGCGCCACGATCTCTGGCACGCTGAAATCCCACTGCCCGGCCATTTTTTTCGACACGGTGCCCTTCCCGGTGGCGGTGCCAAGCCGGGCGGAAATCGTCGCCGCCGCCGCCTCATAGCAGCCGAACCGCTGCACCAGCGCCCGCGTGCAGGCGCGCAGGTTCTCGATCTGGCTCATGCCGCAACCTCGTTTCCTTGGCAGGGCGCGGGTGCCCCGCTACGGTGAGAATCAGGATGGGCCGGGCGGCGCCTGCCACCGCCGCCCGGCCCGTCACCCACGCCGGCCGGGAGGAGGAGCCGCATGGATGAAATCGGGACCGTCATGCCGCGTCCCTTTCGTTTTCGGTCTCGGCGTCGAACTGGGCCAGCAGGCGGCGCAGGCGGTCACCGCTTTCGCCGGTGGGGCAGAGATCGCGGATCACCGCGACGACCGCCTCGGCGCGCGAGAAGGTGCCCGAGCCGGTAGCCATGAATTCGCTGACCCAGCCAAGCCCGATCGAGGCCCGGCTCGCGAGGCCGCGATAGGTCAGCCCCGGGACGGCGCGCTGCGCTTCCTCGATCAGGGCGCGGAGATGGTCTGCGTAGGTCATGAAAAGGCTTGTATCCGAAAATCGGATGCTTGTAAACCGTTTTTTCGGAGGTGCTTGCAATGGCGTATCCGTGCATCGACCGATCAAAAGATCACGGCAACGACGGTGAGACGGGATGACCCTTGGAAATAGAATCAGGACGCTACGCGAAAAGGCCGGCAAGAGCGCGCGCGAAGTGTCCATCGCTGCGGGGCTCAGCCCGGGCACCGTGCAAGCAATCGAAACTGACCCGGACAAATCCCCACGGCTTGAGAACGTGCAGAACATCGCGCGGGTGCTGGGTGTGTCGCTCGCCTACTTGGCGGAAGGGGAAAGGCCGAACGAACGCGCTGACGGGTTCGGCGAATCGGAGGCGGAGCCGTTCGAGCTGCGCGCCCCGGCGGGGCAGCGCCCCGACCTCGCGGAGAAACAGCGGCTTCTGCCGCAGCTGCTGGCGCCGGCGGGGCGGCAGCTCGCCACCTACCGGCTGCGCGTGGCGATGCCGGGCTTCGCCCTCCTGCCCGGCGACGTGCTGATCGTGGATCTAAAGGCGTCGCCGAAGACCGGCGACCTGGTGCTGGCCAATGTCGCCGACCTTGCCGTCGGCTCGGCCAGTACCGTGCTGCGCCGCTACCTGCCGCCCTATTTGATCGCCAACGACGCCGCCGCCGACGCCGAGGCGCTGGTCGTGGACAACCACCGCACCACAATCATGGGCCGGATCGCGGCGAGCTACCGCGCACCGCAGATGGACGCGGCCTAGGGAAAATCGCGCAGTGAAATGACGCGGGCGCGGCGCAGGCTTGGCCGGGCATCGACAAGGCATGTCCGCCGCTCCAGCACCAGCGCGCCGTAAGTGTTGCGCGCCCGGAAGCGCGGCCAGACCGTGATCTCGCCCATGTGCATCTCCGACGCCGTCCATTCGATCAGATCGCCCCACTCGACAGATGACGGGTCGTGCAGGCGCTCCTCGATGTAATCGCGGCAGGCGATTCGCGCCTTGCCGTGTTCGGGCCGCTCCCACGCGTGATGCGGCAGCCCCTCCTCGGTCGTGACAAGCCAGGCGATGCCGCCAAGGACCAGCAAGCCGCCCACGAAGATCGCGGCGATCCAGCCGCCGAGGTTGCGGTCTTGCAGAGACGTATCTGGTCGCGGCATATCAGGCCCTCGATGCTGGCTTTCGGACGGCTCAGGCGCCGCTCTTGCCGCTCTCGTCGCGCATCACCAGGACGGCGATCAGCGCGAAGACACCGAAGACCGCGCCGAGGAGGAGCCACCCGAGAAAACTGCGCCCGCGCGCCTGCGCGGCCAGCGCGGTGATGATCGCTGCCGCGATCCAGACGATTAAAAACACCATTGGCAACCCCCTATCCGAGACAGCACGTCGCTGACCGGAACAGTGAAGCCTATCCCAGCTTTCCGGGCAAGCCCACACCCGCCTCGCGCACGTATCCGCTTTTTCGGTTGCATGGCGCTTCTTTTTTCGTTTATACGTCCGATTTATCGACAATCGAAAGGCCCACCGCCATGCACACCCCCCTGCGATATTTCGAGTACGCCCACCTGCCCGACCACCTGCGGCCGGTCTCGGCGCCGTTCGAGCGGCTCGCCGACGATCTCGACGCCTGCCTCGCCGACGGCCCCGAAAAGGACGCCGCCCTGCGCAAGCTGCTGGAGGCCAAGGACTGCGCCGTGCGCGCCGCCGTCGACGCCCATGCCCGCGACCGCCACCTGCAATCGGTGCACCGCGACGCCGGGGGTGCGGCATGATCGCCCCGCGCAGCATCGAGAACGCCCGCAGCCACGGCTACACCTGCCGCGTGCTCGCCCGCACCGTCTGGCGTCGCGCGGACCTGTTTCGCTGGCAGATTTTCGACCCCGAGGGTCGCTACCTGACGGAATGGCTGCTGGTCGTTAATGCCGAGGATTGCGAGACGGTCTACTGGCTCACCCCGTCGATCCGCTACTCCGACGACATCGAGCATCTGCGCCGCCTCTCGGCCGAGGCCGCCGGGCAGGAGGTCACCACATGACCCGCCTGCCGACCCTCCTGCATCCGCCGCGCCCGCGCCAGGTCGCGCAGGCCCGCCGCATCGTCGCCGACCCGGCGCGCTGCGCCGACAAGCCCGGCCTGCGCCGGATGTGCTGGCTCGTCCTCGTCAGCGCCCAGGGCCGCACCCCGCGCCAGCGCGCACCACAGCCCCCGACGGGCGGCAGCGCGGCATGACAGGCCCGCTCGACACCCTCTCCGTCGCCGGGATCCGCCACGCCCGCGCCGTCATCGCCGCGCCGCGCAGCTGGCCGGCCGAGGAACAGCGCCGCGCCGCCGACTACATCCTGCGCTACGACCCCGACCCGGAGCAGATCCGCCGCGCGGAGGCTCTGAGGGCAGGCGGATTTTTCCATGCGGCGATGAAGGAAGGGCTTTCGTGCGGCGCAAGGAAGACGTCACGACCATTTCGGAGCCGCAACTCCCATCCCGCAAAGGAGCCTGACCATGCCCGCATTCACCGCCAATCCCCGCCCCGTCGCGCCGAAAGGCGGCGTCAAGATCGCCCTGCGCGAGGGGCCCGGCGGCGCCTACGTCTCGCTTACGCTCAACGCCGAGGTGCAGGAGCGCGCCTTCGGCCGCCGCCTCGCCAAGGGCGAGCCGATGATGATGACGCTTAACAGCGACCCCGGCAAGACGCACATCCTGCTGATCACCTCCACCGACAAGGGCGAAATCCAGGTCGGCGGCTTCATGCGCGGCGCCGTTCGGCTGGAGGCCGCGCCGTGGCGGGGCTGCGACACGACCCCGCGCAAGGCGGTGGCCTGCGCGCAGCTCGCCCTGCGCGACGGCACCGTCGCCGTGCGCCTGCCCGACTGGGCGCAGCCCAAGGCGGAGGGCCGCGCGTGACCACGGACGACGACATCCTGGCCGCGATCTTCGAGGAGTTCGCCGACGCGGTGGTCGAGGCGCCGGGGCCTACCCCCGCCCCGTCGCGCGCGGCACCCCCGCCCGCCGCCATCGCGCCGCCGGACCCGTCGGCGGGCGGCAGCGAAGAGCGGCTGACCACCGAGGAGCTGCGCCGCGCCTGCGCCCGCCTGGCCGAGGCGGAGGACCGCATGGGCTGGCCCGGCTGGTGGTGGGACGACGTCACCGTCGCCGATCACGCCGCGATCCGCCGCCTGTGGAACGCCGTCGCTGCCCAAGTGGCGCGCGACGCGGCCAATCCGCAGCCCACGTTCCGGGCGCAGCGCCGCGAGGCCCGCGCCTGGCTGACGGGCCACGCCCGCGACCGCGCCTTCGTGTGCGGCCTGATCGACCGCTACCCGCAAAAGTTTTCCACCGCCGCGCTGGCCTGGGCCGACGCGCAGGAGGGCGCGGGATGACCACGACCTGCAAAAGCTGCCACGCGCCCAAGCCCGACGACCGCTTCCGCGCCTGCCCCGACTGCCGGGCCGCGTGGCGCGCCTACAGCAAGGGCCGCGCCCGGAAGGGCGACACGACGATGCAGACCATCCGCATCAGCCGCGACGTGCTGGACGCCCTGCGGCCCGAGGCCAAGGCGCGCGGGATGACGGCCGCTGCGCTGGCCCGCGCCCTGCTGGCCACCATCGCCGAGGACGGCATGGTCGCGGCGATGGTGGATGACGGAGGCGAGGCGCGTGATGCAGGTTAATCGTTGGCTTGAAAACAAAAGTTTCGATCGGATCGACCACGCGTTGGGCCGACCGGTTAACCCGCTGCACAAGACATATCGGAATCACTACGCGACCGAAATGGGAGGCCCTCAAGCGCTGGAATTGGCCTCCGACCCCGCATGGCATATCGGCCTCCGGTCTGGCGACATGCTGTTCTTCTACGTGACCAAATACGGTCGGCACGCGCTGCACAGCCACCTGCGCGAAATCGGCGACCGCCACCGGATTTGGCACATCGAGTGGGATGGCATGCATCTGACGCAAATTGCTGAATCTCGCGGGAAGGCGATGTATCAAAAATGGCTCTCTGTTTCCGACACCTGTGACGTCAGTTTTGGCACGTTCGTTAAAGCGGCACGAGTGCATTCATGACCACCCTGCGCATCCTCGTCGGCTGCGAGACCCGCGGCATCGGCCGCCGCGCCTTTGCCGCCTTGGGTCATGACGTGTGGTCCTGCGATCTCGATCCGGCCGAGGATGGCAGCAACCGGCACATTGTCTGCGATATCCGGGGCGGCATCCTCGAATGGGGCTGGGACCTGCTGGCCTGCATGCACCCGCCCTGCACCCGGCTCTGCCGGTCGGGCGGGTGCATGCAGGCCGGGCCGGGCAGCACGCCGGGGGCATGGACGCCGCCCAAGACCCTGCCGCGCGGGCGCAGCTGGGACGACCTGCGCGCCGAGTTCGCGGAGGGTGTGTCGATCTTCACGGCCTGCTGGCGCGCGCCGATCCGGCGCGTCGCCATCGAGAACCCGGTCATGAACCACCTCGCCCGCGCCGCCATGCCGCCGGACCTGCCCGCGCCGCAGATCGTGCAGCCCTACTGGTTCGGGGAGCCGGCCTACAAGGCCACGGGCTGGTATCTGCGCGGCCTGCCGGAGCTGACCCCGACCGACTGCCTGCCCGAGCCGGAACGCGGCAGCGCAGAGTGGAAGCGCTGGAACGCGGTGCATCGCATGCCGCCCGGCCCCGAGCGCCAGCGCCTGCGCAGCCGGTCGTTTCCCGGAACGATGAACGCCGCCGCCCGCCAGTGGGCGGGGGACGCAGAGAGAGAAAGGAAAGAAGGATGACCGACGAATTTGATATCGACGGCGGGCTTTTCATGGATGTTCGACGCGCGACCGGGCCTCAATGGGTCCGCATCCAGCTGGCTGGCGTGCTGATCGAGCCGCACCCGGACGAAGGGGCCTACCTCGTCGCGACCGATGGCCGCGTGATGCTGGTGGCGCACGACAAGAGCGCCGTCGCGCCCCGTCCCGCAATCGTCATGCTGGACCTGACGGAGCAAGCCGACGAGCCAGAGATGGACGAGTGGGATGATCCGCTGTCGAAGGCAGACTTCGACGTGACCCGGTTAAGCTTCGCGCTGGATAAGGGCGCACCCTGCGTCGCAAATTTTCGCACGTCTTGGTGCTCGTATTGGCGGCGCGGCGTGATCGAGGAGGTGCTGCCTGCAAGCACTTTCCCCGACTGGCGCAAGGTGTTTGGCGGTGGCGGCCAGGTAAAGCGCCACCCAGCCGGTAAATACGATGACATCGCTCTTGACCCGTGCCTCCTGCACCGGATCAGCGGCGGTCGAGCTTTTCAGATGACCGCGCCCGAGGAAGACGGTGCGCCATTCCGGCCGCACTTCGATGATCGCCCCGACCTCGCGGGCCTGATCATGCCGAGATGGGCCAAAATAACGGCGCCCGCCTTCGAGGCCGAAATCATCGAGGCGCAGCAAGCGGAGGCGGGCAAATGACCACGTTGCAACACACCATCAGCGCCGCCATGGGCGATCTGACCTCGGCCCTCGCCATGGGCGATCTGGGCCGCATCGAAGACGCCATCACCGCATGGCGCGACGAGGCCGTAGAGGATGGCTTTGACGAGCGCGACGCCGACCTGATGGCCGATGTGGTGACAGACGCAATGCGGCAGGCGTTCGAGCGTCGGGCGGGTCAGCGCGCGGTGCGTATCACCTACGGCGACGGGAAGCGCCTCACGCTGTCATGGGATGCCAAGGGCGGCCTGAGCGACAAGGCTGGGAAGTGGATTTTCGACGCGCTCGACCGGGCGCAGCAATCGGAGGCGGAGGGGTGACTGACCATCTCGACGACCTCGCAGACCGGCTCAAGGCGCTCGGCGCGCCGGGAGATCATGGATACGACACCACTGCCGGGAAAGCGCTTTTCCTCGCGCACCAGATCATGGCCGAGGCATATGCCGCGCGGCACCACCTCACCCTCCCGCTCGACATGGAGGGCAAGCAGTGGCGCGTCGGCGAGTCCTGTGGCGAAGTCTTTGAGGACGAAGAGGAATACGACGGCCTGACCCTGACCGTCGAACTGCGCGGCTTCGACGAGGCCAAGGCAGTCTTGGCGGCGATCCTGGGCGAGGATGGCGAGTGATGCCCCGGCGAATCCAGATGACCCGTCAGCGCCCGTGGCGCCGCGACCACCCCGACGCGGTGATCGTCGCCCGCCCGACCCGGTGGGGAAATCCGTTCCGGGTCGCCGTGCACGGCGACGCCGCGACCTGCGTTGCCCGATACCGTCAGCTGGCCGGCGGCCTGATCTCGATGCTGCCGCCCATCCCCGTCCCACCCTACGACGAGCAGGCCGCGGCGCTGGATCACTTGCGCGCCCACCTGCCGGACCTGCGCGACCGTGACCTCGCCTGCTGGTGCGCGTTGGATGCGCCCTGCCACGCCGACGTGCTACTGGAGATGGCCAACGCCGAGGAGTGACCGCATGCCCGCGACCCGCGACTTTGCCCCACGGCTGATGCCCGCGCCACAGGCCGCGCATTACCTCGGGGTGTCGCCCTCCACGCTGCGCGCCCTGCCGATCCCGCGCCGCGCGCTGGGGGCAAAGCGGGTCTACGACAAGGCCGACCTTGACGCCTACGCCGACTCGCTGCCCTATGACGGGACAGATGGCGCGGCCCCGTCGACCGGCAGAGCGCCGAAACAGTGGCGGAGATGATCATGCGCGTGCAGCTGCCCGGCCTGCTGCGAGAGACCCACCGCAACGGCACGCCACGCTGGCGCGTCCGGGTGGAGGGCGACAAGACCCGGCGCATCGCGATCCCGGTCGGCCCCGGCCACCCCGATTTCCTGGATCACTACCACGCCGCGCGCGCCGGGGAGGCATGGGCACCCGGCCAGGCCACCGCCGTCGAGCGGTCGCTCGACTGGCTCTGCGTGCGCTACCTCGCCTACCTCGACAAGATGGTGCAGGCCGGGCAGATGTCGGCCGCCACGCTGCGCCAGCGCCGCAGCGTGCTGACCCGGCTTTGCGACCACCCTGACCCGGACGGCACCCGCTACGGCGACTGCGACATGGATGCGCCGCCCTCCGCCTTCCTGGCGGTGCGCGACGCCTGGGCGGACCGGCCGGGCGCGGCTGACAACTTGGTCAAGACCATCCGCGCGGTCTACGGCTGGGCGATGGAGCGCGGCGAGATCGACCACAACCCGGCGGCGGGCATCGGGATGATCAACCGCGCCCCGAAGGGCGGCGCCACGCCATGGACCGCCGACGACCTGCGCCGCTTCAAGGCGTGCCACCCGGCCGGCACGACGGCGCATCTGTGGCTGACGCTGCAGGCATTCACGGCCTGCCGGATCGGCGATGCGATCTGGCTGGGGCGTGACCACGAGGTCCGGCGGGGCGGCCGCCTCTACCTCGAATGGCAGCCGCGAAAAAAGGGGTCGGCTTTCGTCAGCATCCCGATGCTGGACCCGCTCTACCGCGCCACGCGCAGCGTCGACGTGATCGGGCCGACCTACCTGCTGGGCGCGCAGGGCCGCCCGTTTCGATCGGCCGAGAGCCTGCGCAACCGCGTCCGCAAATGGTGCGACGCGGCCGGCCTGCCGGAGCGCAGCTCGCACGGGATCCGCAAGGCGGTGGCCGAGATGATGGCCCAGGCAGGATGCTCTCAGCACCAGATCATGGCGGTGATGGCCCACACCCAGGCCAGGACCTCGGAGATCTACACCAAGGGCGTGCAGCGCCGCGCGCTGGCGGAGGACGGCATGGCGGCGCTGGCCAGGATCAAGTGGTAAGGTGTCCCGCAGCCCGGATTTGCGGGACACCTTGGCCTGCAAATAAAAGCGCAAATGCCAGTATTTTGATTCCAGGGTCGCCCACCATTTCACACTTTGGGGTTAAAAAATCCGCTAACACCTTGAAGGGAAAGGTGGTTTTGGCGGTTCGATAACCGTTTCCACGGCTATATCGCAGAGGCTCCGAAAAAGCCAATTTCAGCACCGTTCTCTTGAGATGGATGCTGCCACTTTCGTATATATTCCAAGGACTTGCGAGAAATCCGAGGGCCGGTTCGATAAACTCTTCCATCCTGCCCTGCGGCGGGACGGTTTGCGCAGCCTGTTCGGCCAATCTGATCTTCTGGCGCTCCAGCTTGTCGATCCGGGTTTCATAGGCCTGAATCACGGCTGGACTGGCCGTATCCACGATGCGGTCAAGCAGACCTTCGATCTGGCCTTCGATGTCCTTGAGCTGCGTCTCCAGCGTTTGTCTGGCGCTCCTGGCTTCGATCAGGCGCATCTCCCAGACATCGAGGAACATGGCCCTGGCCAGCGCGACGAGCTGCCTGGCCGGTTGCAACGCGCGCAGGAGGGCTTCGACGCCCTCTTCGATTTCGGCGCGGGGGATCGACTTGCGCTTGGAGGCGCAGCCCGGCGTATCGCAGAGATAATACGGATAGAGCTTGCTGCGGCCCTTTGACCAACATGAGGTCATCGGCTCCCCGCAATCATCGCAAGCCACGAACCCTCGCAGCGGGAAGTCATCGTTGATATCTTTCCGGGCGGGCGCGTAGACATTGCCTTTCAGAGCTGCCTGGACCCGCTCATAGGTGGCAAAACTGATCAGCGGCTCATGATGCCCCTTGCGCAAAGACACGTCCCAATCCGTTGCATTAACATAGCCTGCGTAGAGGGGGCGTTGCAGCATTGCCTTCACTCTGGTCGGATGCACGTAACCGCTCGCCCCGCTCTTGGGAAATTCCGGCTTGGATTCGAGGAAGCGCTTTACTTCCACCTGCGAGGTAAACCGCCCGCTAGCATAGCCTTCCAGCGCTTCGGCTATAATGGAGGCCACCGGTTCAACCCGGACCAGCAACTTGCCGTGCCGTCTGTCATCGCAATAGCGATATCCGACCGGCGGACAAGAGACGTAATAGCCTTTCTCCACGCGGGCTTTCATCTTCTGGACAATCTGGCGGCTGTGTTGTTCGCGCTCCAACTGACCTTGTGCCGCGATAATGGTCTCAACGAACCGGCCTTCGGGCGAATCCTCGAATTTGAAGTTCAGGCATTCAACCCGCGCACCGCGTGCCAAAAATTTCTCCCGCAAATCCAGATGAAACCGCGTATCACGCGCGAAGCGTTTCAGGTCATCAAAAATGACCACGTAGCTTTGATCCTTCTCGGATTCGAGATAGGCTAGAAGCGCCCGCATGGCCGGGCGCTTCATAAAATCGCCGCCCCCGCTGATATCATCGGGGAAGACCATTTCCACGGTGTCGCCGCGCTCCGCCGCATATTGGCGGCACCGGTGTTCCTGGCTTTCGAGGCCGTGGCCGTCCGTCTTCTGCTTCTTGTCAGAGACGCGGCAGTAGATCAGGGCCAACTGCGCCGCGCCCGCTGCACCCTTGTCGGGCTTCAAGTGTGGTTGTGGTTTCATGTGACCTGCCTTTCTTCTTGCGGCTCCAAACGGTTTGATCCGGTCAGGGGCCTTCGTTAAATTCTTGCTTAAGATCAGCATCTTTGGGACTTATTCTATCGGAATCCACTTCGCCCGCCAGATCAAGCCCTCTTTCAACTTGTCCACAGGCTTGCTGCGTTGGATGCACGCCAAAGCCTAGCTCGACAAAGGCAACGATGATGGTCCAGAGCGCGTGGATGATCTCTTCCTTTTGCGTATCGCTCAAGGACGGATCATCCAGATAGGCCTGGTATTTCTCGACATCGATTTCGACGCTTCGGGCTTCAAGCTTCTTCGCCGCTTGATCAAGGGCTTTGCCGAGATCGGGCGCGCTTTTAAAATCGTGATCCTTCATGACATCATCACCTTTCTTTCCCGTATTTTCTGATATGTTCCAGCGCCGCAATACTCATGCGGCCCATTTCCATTTTTCATCATCGCCCTGGGTGTGATGGATGCCGCGCCATTTTCTGGCGTCTTATCCCCAGCATCTCTTCCCATAGGAATATGAGATGCAACTCGGGGTGCTTTCCATATTCTTAGTATACTACCCCAGGTTACATTATGACAAATTTTGCAACCTCGAACGGGCTGTAAGCCTATGATCCACATTGTCAGGGCACTCCTTTGCGCCAAAGAATGAGCGGGCAGTGCCCGTTGCCATGCGTCTCGAAACCTTCCGTAACCAGCGGCACGGGGAGATACCGGCACCAGTTGCCCGAGCTTGCGTATTCCCAGAGCAGATGCGGCCAGCCATAAGTGAGGATGACCAGCGCCAGAGCGCCCAGGACGATTAGAGGCGCTGCCGGAAGTGTGCCTGCGAGCGCGGCCAGAATGGGGCGCAAGATCGGACGGCTTGCACGTTTGATCACGCGCGTTCCTGCCCGCGTGGCCACGGCGCGGCCCCTGCGAATGCGCATCTTGATCTTGCCCAGATAGGGCACATCACCATGGAGCGGATTGCCTTCGACTTCGCTGCGCCAGGGCGAAACTTCATGATATCCGGCCTTGAGCGCCCGCGCGGGCGGCAGGTTCTGGATGAACAGGATTTGCTCATCATCCGGCAGGCGGCGGATTTGATCGGGGGTGAGCAACGGTCTTCTGGCCTTGCCGATGGACAGGCTCGGCATGTCGCCCGGCGCGGTGCCCATGCTGAAGCTTTCAGAAGGGATGTCTTCCTCGCCCAGCATGCGGCTCACCATCTGCGCCGTCTCGAAGGAGGAGACGCCGAAAAACTGCTTCACATCGGTCTGGCTGAGAATTGTCGCCTGCGCTTCGCGGCCATAGACCCGCGCGATTTCTTCGAGTTCCTGCACCACCATCCAGATGCGCACGCCATAGCCGCCCAAGGCGGTGAGCGCGTTTGGCAGCCCCGGAAGCCGGTAGTTGGTGAACTCATCGAGCAGAAATTGAACGGGCGTTGCATCATCGCTGCGCACCAACTCTTTCAGCGCCGCCCAGATCAGAAGCCCCAACCAGGGCGCAAATACGTCCATGCGGGAGTAATCGCAGACCAGAAACAACGTCGTTTTCTCGCG